TATCCAGCCTCTGGGTCACTTATTGCACCATTTGTTTCATCAACCGCAACAAAGGTAGTATTGTCCCATAGTCCATCATAGTTAACTTCACTGGCAGTTGCCTCAGTAGCGTATATTAATATTTGATTTTGAACTACATACTCTAGAGCTTTTTGGTGTGTTGAAAGATCAACATAATAAGCACCGCCCGGTATATCATCGTAACGAGCATCTATTCTAGCCCATAAGTTAACTAAAGTCAGGCCCTCTTCTCCAGCAAGACATGCTGCATCTACTGCTAATCTATTATCTTGGCTATAATAAGCCTTAAAATTAAATGTTACATACTCTATCGGTTCTGGACATAAAAATAGCTTTACAGGATTATCAGGGTCTGTTAAGTTATCTCCCCATACACCTTGACCATTTTCGTTTGTTGTAAACTCATAATATATGAATTGACCAACACTATCTCTTCTATTACCGTCATTGTAGAAACCTGGTGATACACATAAAGATGCCGGAGCATAAGTATTTGTAACATCTGCCGGGTTATTTCTATATTCAGGCTGATTAGCATAATATTGACTAGTAAATAGTTGACCACCTGCAGCAACCACATCAGCTAATGTAGCATTAGCGCTATAGTTACCTGCGCCAGGATCGCTAGTATTAATTACGTTTTGATAAACAGTAGTCTGACTAACTGTGTATTCTAATTCTTCGGCACATATCTCATCAAGATCGCCAGAGAAGTTAATGTCAATTGGCCACGCATTGTCTAAACTAGTTTCACAATCAACAACCTGTATAATACTACCATTAGCGGCTATTTTAACCGCTCTAATTACTACATCACCAGCAATATCTTGCTGAATCGAAACCCAAGGGTTAGAATCCGCTGTAACTGGGTCTATGTTTTTAATGACCTCATTGTCATTTAATGTTGTATCGCTATATAACGAATCACCCGCACCTAAACTTGTAATACTTGTAACATCAGATGCTTTTAAGTAAGCATCAGTATTTCGGTTATCATCACATGCTGTTGACGCAGTGTTCCTCCAAAGAGGGCTAGATACTGTTATGCCACTAATATAAAGTACTCCGGTGACATTTAATTTCAATGTATAAGTATCAGATCCGCCGTTCTCGTCTTCTACCTTAATGGTAAAAACCTCTTGGACCAGCTGCCCGGGAGATATATCCCATTGACCTGAGGTATAATTCCATACACCAGTACTCGGATTTATATTAAATGTACCTTGTTGTGAATTCGAGGCAGTCGCACTTACCCACTCCGAAGTCCATAGTAAATTTGCAGTTTCAGCATCAGATGCTGTAATATTATCATTTACAGATGAAATTGAATCATATTGAGATAGCTGCTTTTCTACTTCAGTTTGGCCTGTATTACCATTAAATGAAATAACAGGGTCAGTATTCGACGCAGCTGTTATTTGAATCGTAATAGACTTTGATCCGGATTTTAACGGTGAATCAGCATCGTCATCTTCTGCTTTATACCAGAATTCGTCTGTCAGCTGCGCTTGCCCTGGAGTCATTGTAGCGCCTGTGTATGTATATGTTAATAAACCATTAGCAGCATATACGAATTCACCATGCGTCCCTGCTTTAACTTGATCTACAACAAATGCTGTATCATTATTTCCACCTGCGTTTGACCAATAGAAAGTTAAATCGTTAACTGAAGTATTATCATCTGTGACTCCTGCTGTTATGTTAACAACTACCGTGTCGTTCTGTTGAGCTGAAGAAATACTGGCATTAATATCACTAGCTTCCGGCGCTGTATTACCAGGCGCTGTTATTGTTAAACTAGCAGTATATTCAGGAGAATCATCAGTCCCATCATTTACTTTATATTTAAAACTAATAGTCTGTTGAGCCGACGCACCAATTGCTGGATTAAGTTGTACCTGAGCAGCTAAAATGCTAGGACCTCCTGCTAAAGTGTGTGGGACTGAAACAATATTTGTAGATGAACTGCCTGAATTATCTATTAATACAGACGCCTCAGTACCTATTGTTAATCCACTAATATCAGTAATTATTACACTTAAGGGATCACCATCCACATCAGTAACAGACGGTGCCGTGCTAGACCACCCAGTGGTTAAGTCTAGAAAATTAATGCTAACATTACCAGGGCTTGCTGACCAGGTTTGAATCTTATTTATATCAGCACCGGTTGGTGCTGTATTACCTGAATTTTGTGATATTGTAAAAGGAGTTGCAGTTACGTTAGAATCATCCGGGTGTCGAAGTGTTACATCTACAGATCTATTTGATCCTGTATTATTTGCAGTTGCTTGGAACCTTAGTTGTCCACCATTAATACCAAAAGAGTTAGTACTTGCTGTAAGCCAATCTACAGAAGAACTGTACGTAATATCACTATCAACATCAAAGTTACCCGTAGCTCCGGTGATAGCAACTGTTTTTGTTTGGAACGGTGTTCCAGTTGGTGCTATCGTAAGATTACCGTTATTATCGGTCAATGAAATACTTGCAGAAGCCTGCCCACCGGTCGCTGAAATAGTACAATCAAATGTACCAGAATTAAAATAACCAGAAGGTATGTTAACAGTTAACGTGTAATTTGTTGTACCCGCTTGGTATGTGGTTGGAATAATACTACTAAAAGTTGCACTACCGTCAGTTGAGAAGTCGGCAGCCGTAATTTGTTCACCAATAACACCATTAGCAATTGCTAATGTCTCTGTAGAACATGTAAAGGCTGCTAACGTTGCGTTAGTTGCGTTAGTCGCAGCAGTAGTTGCACTGGTTGCAAGAGTCGTCGCAGCTATATCACCATTAAAATCACAAGAAATATCATCACCTCCGGAATTTGACCAACCACTTGTAGGAGGTGTTATTTCAGTAATTTGATAAGTTGTAGTTCCATCACCATCACCGTCGTAAGTATATACGTTCGGGGTTATTACATAGTCATTATTACTAGGAGACTGTAGCCAGGTAACTGAAGCTGCTAAAATTGTATCTCCGACATTACCATTAGGAATCGTTGGACCGGCTGCCGCACAATCATATTCTGCTAGAGTAGTTGCTGCTGTTGTTGTAGTAGTCCCAGGCCAGGGGTTTGTTACGGCTACAACACCATTGCTATTGATTTGTATAATATATTGATTTGGAGTGTCTAAGATCCAATGATCTGGAACACCGCCAGTTGTATTACCATTAAAAGGCGTTTGAAATTGATTGTCTGTATATAATATACTGGACGGGCCTAGCTGGCCAGTACCAATAGTGTCATCATAATATACTGACGTTACTGTTCCGGAATATGTAGGATTAGCATGAATTTCAGCTTGTGCGTCAGCTATCAGTTCATAACTAGTATCTCTTAAATCTATTTGTATAGCAGCCATTAATTATTAATATCTATTTTCTAGAGGATGTCTCCTCTATTATATATTCACCTTATCCAGGCTATATATTATCTAAATAACTTGGCAGCCTTAATAGAGTTTAAATTTCTACCTTTAGGACCGTACTTCGCGAAGACTTCTAAATCAAATGAGAATTGCTCACCATACTTGTCAAAAATATCTAAACCTATTTTCTTAGTATATGTTAAGTTGTTATACGCAAGTCTAGCAAATCCGCCAATTCTACCCGTGTCAATTGAATCCTCATTACCAAAGTAATCTGTCATTCTAAATTGGAATACTATATCTACCGAAACTGCATTCGATTCATTATCCTTTTTAGCTTTAATTTCTTTAGAAGATCTCTTAGTTTCTCCGGTTACTTTTAGGGTATCAGCATTTACTGGAGACATAAATAAGAATGCTCCACATGATTTCCCACCTAACATATATTGGTCATTTGCTTCAAACGACATTTTCATAGGTCGTTCCTGTGCAGTTTGTGAATATAAACTAGTACCTTGGTGATATGCTAATTGTTGTTTAGCTTGAGTTTGATTATCTACATCAGCCGACGAACCGAAGATACTAAATAAAGTAGCTCCTGTTGCTAAAGTAGCTGTTTTAGGCATTGAAAATATCATAGAGTCTGCTACACCTGATATACTATAGCTACCTCCAGCGTTTGCACCATCCCATATATTAGCTAAACTAGGGTGGTCTTTGTGTACAAATAACCCTGAGTTATATTCAGTAATATTTACAGAACTAATAGGAGATACTTTAACTTGACTCTTGCTCCATTCTGCGCTCGGACTGTAATCAACAAAACCTCCAGACCATATAAAGTTATTATTACTATCTGTTGCAGCAGTCGAATTTGGCCATTCTTCACCAGCTCCAGCTCCAGAACCAGCAAAGGATAATCCATGTTCATAATCCGATATTTCTGGCGAAGCAACTTCTGTACCGACCGGCTTAGTAATATAATGTGGCGTTTGGTTTGCAATATCCATATATCTACTATAGATAAATTGACCTCTTCTTTGCGCCGATTGATACGGAGCATCTGATGTTAAATCAAAATTATCAGTATTTATATTTTGATACTGAATAGGCACTAAATCATAGTTACCTTCTTCTTGATAATAAGCATCTCTTTCAACTTTTGTATCTACCGCTGTATTTCCACTACCATCTTCGTTTGCAATACCAAATCCTTTTGCATTTGCCGTACTGTTTACGTTAATAGATCTATAAGCTGGTTTTGTTCTATCACCAATTAATTTAGAAACTAATTCTAACTTAGTAGATTTGCTATTTTCTAATTGTAGTTTAAATGTCTTAGTAACAATATGTCCTTTTCTTACAGTTAAATCTGCAACCTCATCGACATAATATCCTGCAAATAATTGAGTTGTAGTATCTTTAGTGATGTTAGTAACTGATCCATCTTCTGAAACAACCTTCACCATAAGCTCTCCAATTTCAGCTTCAACAGTTCCTTTAAGTCCAGCAATCTGAGCTTCAAGCTCCGCTATCTTGTCATAGACAGAAATTGGCTTTTGTTCTGGAGATAAGAATCCTGATGCAATATTAGTTGCAACGTGAGCATAATAGTTTTCATTTGCAGTAAATGCATCACTAACGTGGGTGAATACTCCTTGCCCTGTTAATTCTTCAGTGATTTGTACCTTAGCTAATTCAGCAGTATTTACTTGAACTACCGCAGCAACATCCGTTGTATCAATTTCTTCTTCCGGAAAATTAATTGTAACCGGCTCTGACCAATCAGAGATTATTGGGTTAGCAGGGAATCCAGCCTCAGAAACAGATTTAGCTCTAATTTCTACTAGTTCTCCTTGATTAATTGGAATATCTAATTGATTAAAGTTGATCTCTTGACCATCTTCTATTTTACTAGCTTGCCATGTAAACCTCTTTTCGATAGTTCCATCGCTATTAATAGTTTTAGCTCTTTGTCTAACTTTACCTCTATATTCATTCCAGTTTGAGAAGATAGCAGATTGTTCTCTACCATCAACTGTAAACTTAAGTTGAGAAGCGTCAGCAGCTTTACCTGATGTTGATAAGTATCTATATTGAATAATAAATCTTACAACCTCTTGGTCTAATGTATCAGCAACCTGTTTTGCAGCAGGTACTTTCCAGAAACCTCTAACTCTATATTTAGGGTTAATGTTCTGTGCATTTGACGAAGATGATAAGGCTTGTATTTGAGTTACAATAGAGTTATATAATTTAGCTTCAGAAGATCTTTCTTCAATTAGCGCAATTAACTCATTCTTATCTTTGTCTTTTTGTACTTGAGATGCATATTTAGTACTAGCAATAACAGATCTCTTTTTATTGATCGTGTCGTCTAATTTTTTAATAGCCTCTTGTACAGATATTTTATCAGCAGATAATTTCTTAATTTTATCAGCAGCATCATTTTCAGTTAAATGTCTGTTGATTTGAATTACTTTAAAGTTTTGGCCATCTAATACAGGAGCATCTGGTGTAACACCAACTGTTGCCGGAGGAATATTATCCTCTTTAATAGATGTAATAAACTTACCGAAATCTGCTACATTATCTTTATAGAAGTTTGATAGTAAAATAATACTACCATCTTCTTGTAATACTTCTAAATCGTTTGAATAGAATCCAACACCTGGAGACCATTTCTCAGCTAAGATTTTTGATTCAGCATCAATTGCTTTCACAAACATTAATATTCTTTCGTCAAATCCAACTGGAGTTTCAATACTTAAATTGTTATCTTCAGTCTTATAGATTGATAAAGCACTTCCACCAATTTTAATACCTTCATAGCCTTCAATTAATCTAAGCTCAACCTGTCTAGTTGAAGAATCCAGCCTGTCAATTACATATCTAGTGTTTTTAGAACCACCAGTGACCATCAATTGATCTCCTACGCGTAGTAATTCAGTAGAGTCTAAGTCTTTATTATTATCTGAATAAGTTAAGCTATCTAATGTATATAATTTTATAGCCTGTTTTTTAGTTACACCAGCTTCAATAACTTCTCTCTTAGAATTTGAAATTGATAGAACGTCAAACTTTCCAGTATATTGTGTAGTTCTATAAGGCATATCTCTCATCTCTTCATCAAGAGTATATGCTATATTATTATTGACAATATCTCTAATTGCCGTTAAATAATCGATGCCATCTTGGTTTCTGTAATTCTCGTTAAAGAAATCTACAGCAACTTGATTTGTTCCATCGAATAAAATTCTTTTAACAAGAATCCTTTCTGTATCATTTGGTATTTGACCGCTTACATCAATAGATGTAGTTAACATTGGGTTTAAAAAGTCTTCAGCAAAATAGTTTGCTTTAGACACAAATGAAGTAGGTCTAGCTAATGTAGTAATATCATTAGCAGGAGTCTTTAATGAAGTTGTAATAATATTTTGAAAAGTACCATCTGGTAATTTTACTTTAGTACTACCTTTTCCTAATCCAGCAAGTGCTTTAAGATTATTATCTAATCTTAGTAATTCTTGCTTCATATAGCCAAAGCCTGGTATAGAAACTATTTTAGTACCTTCGTCAGTTAGTATTTCTAATGGGATAGATTTCGCATTAGTAGTTACTGCTTCGTTGATTCTTTCAAATGTCTTTAGAGAATTAGTATTAATTTCTAAAAGCTTCTTTAAGGAATTAGATATGGAATTGTTAGTGTTCATATTATCTTAAAATATCTACTTCAAATACATAGTTTATTGGATCTATACAAACCAATTCAATGTAAGGTTTAGTCGTTATTAACTGTGATGGGTCGATGTCAGCAATGTTTATCCAACCTCCAGATTTGTTAGTCAAAATCTTTATGTTGTTACCATTTACATCAATAGTATCTATCGCTATTTTAAATACCTGACCTTTCTTCCACCCGTTAGTGGAATCATCAATGTATATATCTAGGCTACTATTTAGCGACTCGTTGTTTAATATGTTATTTAGACTTAATCTATTAGTGTAAAGGTTTAATTTAGCCCATACTCCATATTGATTAGCCTGTGAATTATCAAATAAGCTAATTGATGTTAAAGCTCCAGTTGTAATACCAGAAGCAATATCCCATTTAAATAAATCAGATACTACATAACCTTCAATTTCATTATTAACTTTAATTTTACCAGGTATTGATTTATCAACCGTAGTACCTTTACCCGCAAATATTACATCTGTGTTATATTGTAATTCTACTGGAATAGTTCCATCTATTAATTGGTTGATCTTACCATGTGCATTATTAATTAAAGTTAATAGTGCATCTGAGTCCTGTAACTGTAATGAAGATGCAGTAAAGTCATCTTCTAATTCTTTTATTCTTGCTTCTAGTTGAGCAGCTTGAGCTGTTCCTAAAATTATATTTTCTAAATTAGTAAATCTATCTGCAAGTGCACCATATCTGTTATTAGCTTGTAATAGTAGATCAGTGGCATTCTCAAGCGCTGTAGTCGTGTCCATGAATAAATCCATAGAGAATGTAGTGAAATCATTTATACTAGTCTCAACACCTACGTTATCAAGAGATGAATTGAATTTAAGATTTAACTTTAAAGAATATGCATTACCATTTAGGCCTGTTACTTCGTTAGGCTTAAATTTAATTTGTTCATGTATTTTTGAACCAGGTCCTGGAGAATCTGTAATATCATCTAGTATTAAGATACCATATAAATTTGTAGATCTATTAGCAGGTACAGAAGAGCTATATAAATCATAATATACTAAAACGGCATTAAATCTGAACTGTTGTCCAGTTTTTGAATAATCCAATAGTGACTTAATGTCTGGATTATTTTGAATCTGCTCATAAGCAGCAGTGTCCCAATCAATTTGTACAGAATTTGTAGCATTTGTTTGCACATCATAATATGGCCCTGAATTTTCAGTCCATTGATCTACAATTGGTAATAAGTCAATATTAGGATCTGGGTGTGTTTGTCCCTCTCTGCCTTCTATATTTACAGCATTCACATCGCTAGGATATAACTTAGTTGCTGTTGTATTATAGTCAGTGGGCTTAAATAACACTTGAGGAGTATAACCTACCGATGTCGGCACGTTAATATAGACTTCATGATAAGTATTGCCTTGGTATGCAACGTCATTCTCTGCGTCGATGCTACCTAAATATTTTACTACTCTATCATAGTTCGCTCCACCTAAGATCGCGTTATCATTCTCAGCATAATCACCAGTCGAAGATTCGTTAGAATCTGAAGGTCTAAAATCAATTGCCCCTAAAGAAGATAACCATTTAAAAAAGATCTTTTCTGAATCTGATTGCAGTAAGATCGGATCATAGTCATCGTCGTTTAAAAGAAGTTCTTCTAAATTTAATGCGTAATTTTGGAATGTTTGTGCGAAATCCACATTCGGCATACCAGCGACATACGGTTGACCAGAAGGTTGCTTTAGATTTAATTGAAAATCAATTGCATTTTGGCCACTTGCATACTGTGTGAAATCAGGTAAATCTAGTAAAGCATATTTACTAAATTCAAAATTGATGTCAGCACTATTGAATGCTCGGGTAATGTCTCTTGCCGATGAAGCAAATGCATACATCGTGCCGCCTTGCGGCTGTGGTATTCTAACTAACGGAGTTGCCATCTACAGTTTCGGTTTTTGTTTAATTTATACTATCGTTGCTTTGTGAGAAGCTACTACGTACCATTTTGCATCAAATGATCTAAGTGTAACTGTTGAGTTAACTGCGTCCAATGTAATACTTGTTGCTTGTAAAGAAGCTCCAGTATTTGCACCTAATGATAGTGATGCTGATGCCACACTTATGAATGTTACTTCTTGTCCATCGACTCCTACAGGAACCACGAAGTTGGTATCAATAAAGTATGTGCCTTTATCTAAACTAGACGGTGCATCGTTTGTTGCTGCACTTGTTGCAGAACCAACAACACCAGACTTGATGATTGAACCACCAAGATTAATCGAGCTAGAAAAAGTTGCAGCAGTAGCAACAGTTGCACCGTTAGTATTTACAACAAATAATGTTGTTCCGTCTACGATACTCAGTTGTTGTGCTGTAGCAGATGTTAAACCGCTTAAGACTCCAGTCACAGGGTTTAAAAGAGCTGTTACAGATGCTAATTCGTCATTCAATAATTCGAAATTACTATTGATAGTTGGTCTCGAAGATGATACCGAATCTGTACCTAAAATTTCAGTAATGTTTGCCATTTTATATTTATTTTACTTTTAACATGTTGCGTTTTACAACGTTCTTATTTCCATACGTGTCTTCAGCTTCCAGTTGTATCGAGTATTCACCCGGTTCCTGGAAAATGTAAGTAAGCCACATATTATTATAGTATATATCATTGATTTCTGGGTTAGTTATATTGGTGATAGTCCATATTGGCTTTCTAGCACCAGGAAACTTAGAAATGTCAGTTGATATAGTTAAATGCGTTGATCTTTCGACCACAGCATAATTTTTAAATACTTTTACGTTATCCCATGTTGGATTATAGTGAACCACATGGACCTCTCCGCTTATTGCCGAAGTAGGAGATTCTGTATCTATTGTAACAGATTCAAAATCATACGTTTTTGAATACTCTTGTCCACTACATATAATATAGTAAAACTGATCATTAGTATCTATGTCATCATCAGAGTCTATATCTTTAAATACAGGGTTATAGTTAAATTTTGAAATCACAGGATCTATTGATGCCTCTAATTCATTTGCGATTAATTTCCAACCGTCTACATCATTTACACCAGTTGGTGTTGGAGACATAATCGTATGAGAACCTATTCTTTCTACGCCAGTTGTTGGGTTCTTATGTGTGATTGCTAATATATCACCTTGTTCAATCCAATCTATTTTAAAAGATGATGTTAAGTCTGGTCCGATTCTTAAGTTCTCCCACCAGTTATGCACGGTATCTTTCCATCTGAAACTACACTCGTCCCATTGATAAGGCCCTGTTGTTTCTGAATATCCAGTATCTGAAAACACATCACCAAATCTACTAACTGTAGAAAACCTAACACCTTGATCCTCTTCAAAATGTACATAGTTTGCTCTGTCTAGAGTTTGGTATAAAGTTGCAATAGTATCTTCTACTTTTTGGGTATTGTCTTGTGGCATATCCCAGTAACCTCCAGACATATCCCAGTCTAAAGATTTAAGATTCCATGGAGTTGTATTACCCTTTGCATCGGTTTCTAACCATTTGTAAACTCCGTATAATTCTAATTCTTTTAATTTAACTTCAAATAAATCTGATTTCTTATAGTAAGACATGTGTCCAAATAGATCATACATTCTCATCTCTACTGTATAGCTTCCAACGTATGGTAAAGTAATTGGTAATCTTTTATAGTCATCGACAACAAGTCCATTAGCATCTAAGTAATCAACAGGTCCTCTATATTCTTGATGAAAATCATTTGGTCCGTCAATAATCCATTCAATTTCATAAACCCATCTTTTATACCAGTTGTTCCAAGTTACTTTTAAGTTCTGGTTTGCATCAACTGCATCATCCCATACAAAAGTAGCTTCGTCCCAAATATCATCCCAAGATTCAGTAGAATCTAAAATAACAGGACACCCTATTGGTATATTAGTTTGTGAAAAGTTTTGGTTATATGATTCTATTGATCTATCATGATAAGAATCATAAAAACTTTCAAAAACACTTTTTTCTTCAGATCTTTGAATGTTTGTTAAATTAGCCTCGTTACCAACACCTAGTGTTAGGAATGTATCATAACTACTAGCTGCATCATCTTGATCTAATGTTGATTTTAAAACCATTGAAGTATCTTCAATAAAAAGATCTCTATCTCTTGGCCATATATCAAATTTAACCCTATGTCCCTCTGTAAAGAATCCAATTGGATTTTGAATCTTCCACATGTTTACATTCTTTTGAGTAAAATAATCACCCTCTCCTGTAATATCTACTATCTTAGCTTCTAATGGTAAGAAATCTCTTTGTAATCTATTCTTTAAACCATATAACTTAATTAAGACTTCTTCTGGAGTAAAATCAAACGTTTCAGTAACATTAGCAAAATCCCATTGATCGAAAGTTCCGTTAGGTTCATTTAGTCTATAAACTAATGAAAACCTACTAGTTTTCTTTTGTGTTTTAGAAGGTACTTTAAATCTTAGCCTTTTTCTAGTCATTTCACCTCTAACAGATGAGTTAGGTACTGGGATCGCATGTAGCTTACCGAAGGTTCTCGATGCGTTATCTACATTAATCCAGTATTCTTTAAGTGTAATCTTATCATAGCCAAAGAAATCAATAGCATTTAAGATTGCTTTATATGTCCCAACAAAAGGTTTAATGTTATTAAGTTCTAATAACATTTCTTTTCTCTTTTGGTTTAATAGTTGATAATCAGGATGCATCTCAGAAATATCATGAGACTTAAAAATCATAAAGTCTTCTGCTTCTAATGAAGCACCTAAGTTACCTAGTAAGATTTTTAGTCTTTCATCTTCTGCTTCAACTTCTCCATAAAACTCTATTCTTGCTACAACTAAATCTCCAGCTTTAATCTGTAAAATTCTTTTATGAATACCAGGATTTTCAGAAGATACTGCAATATTAATTTGTATTCCTGAATTTAAGTTGTTATTAATAGTCTTTAAGTAATTAGCGTCTTGTGAAACTATTGTATCAGAAGGTCCAAATCCCCATGATTGAGTTTTAAGCTCTTTTACAAAAGCATTGTTAGTATCATCATATCTCATGCCATACATGATGACATCTTTAGATTGGTCAACTCTTAAGTTTTCCCAACTAAAATCTAATGATGTAAGTATACCATCAGGAGAAAGAGGTTTATTAATAACAGCATCGCCATTAAACAAACATTCTTCTAAAATGAATAGGTTTACTGTTTCATATAGATTAGTAGATACCTCAGGGAGATATACTTGCCCTTCCCATATACCATCTTCATCCTGAACTAATTGTAGTTCTGATTGTGTACCGTTAAAGAATCTTAAATTATTCCACATATTATCTAGTTCTTTCGTCGTCTTTTTCTACCGTAAAGTTATTAAAATTCTTTAAAGATCTAACCTGATCTAATAGCGCTAAAAAATAATCATTAACAAATAAAAGAAATTCTCTCATTGTTTGATTTCTCCTAATATGAGGAGATACTTGTTTATTAATTAAACCATGTTTCTTGTAATCATACTTAACGTTAACATTATCATCTTTCCTATGTTTGGAAATCTTGTATAATCGCTTACGTCTATATACTAATAGATCTTTAAATAGACTCATTATCTTATAGATTTTCTATTTCCAGCCTGTACTCTAGTGTAAATAGTTCTAGGTACTGGTGTTGCATCAAAGTTAATTGAAAGAGCTGCTTCGGCATTCATTAATGCATCATCAACAATTTCATCACCATCTCTATCTTGCCAACCTCCTCTGAAAACTGCAACTTCTTCTTTATCCATAATAATATCTCCCCATTCATCTAGTCCAGCTTCAGAATATGGAATAACAGTTGTTTCATCAACATCCACGGTTTTAACTTCTTCTATTTGTTTAAAGAAAATATATTTTTGTTTACCATTACCTATATCTTCTAAAACTACAGGCTCTTGTGGTACAACTGTTACCGTCGTAGACACATAATATCCTAACCTTCTTGCAGTCTCTTCTGTTTCAGATATAAATCTTACATTAACAGCATCAATACCTTCGATTGCTTCTAATATGTAAACAATATCCGATTTAGGTAGTTTATCTCTTCTTGTAATGTTTAACATATAATCACTTACAGCTCGTCTAACGTTAACAAATATTTCTTGTTTTGTATAACCTTCAAAATACCTGATATTAATATCCATGCTGTATTTTCTAATTTTAGGTTTTACAAATACTACTTCAGTTGTAACCATTTGCTGGCCACTATCCTGGATCACTTGTGACATCTTGTCATATTCATTTTGATCAAAGAACATTTCATTTATTGGGATTGAAAAATAATCTTGATCTGCTAATAACTTTCTTCTAGCATCTGGAATTGCAAAAATATAAATTACATTATCATCATCTAAATACTGATCCTCAGTCGTGTTGTAAGCGTCCACATACGAGAACATTCCATATCTTGATAAGAAATACTCATAGTTATCTGGAGTCGCTAGGACGTATGATTTAGACGCTAATGGCGCCATTAACTTAGTAAACTCAACTGATTCTTTATCAGCTCCCATTTTAGGAGACGAGGTTACTGTTACTTCTAAATACTCATTTAAATCAAACGAGTCTCCATTTGAATCATCTCCTTCTGAATCCCATTTAAAAATAATATCTTGTGCATCGTCTAAGTTACCTTGAAAACCTGCATGCTTAATATATTCTACCTCTATTAAATTACCAGAGCTTGGTATTGCACCAAAATTACCAGTTCCAAAATAAACATCAAGCCCACCAGAAATACCAGTCTTAAGAATATATGCCTTTTCGTTATTTAATAGATCGTACATTGAATCGTGTTTAGTCCACTTTTCACCGTTAACTGAAACGCTAACTTTAGAATGATCTGTTAAAGAACTTGTTTGTACATTATATGATTGCATTGATTCTCCAGTTCCAGTAAAGGTTTGCTTTTCAAATTTACCCTGAACAACTGCACATTTTATAGCATACTTGTTTGACTTTTCTAGTCTAAATTTATCTTGTGATGTTAATAGAGTATAAACTAATCCGTTTAATTCACATTTTAATTCTGATCTTGCATCAATATTTAATCCTGTACCTGCAATTTTACCAAGATCTGATCCAATCGCCCATTTAAATTCAATTTCACCAGTTGCTGCAAAGCCTCTCGTTGCATCATGGCCTGTTAATCTTGAGATACCATAAATAGATTCTGGCTGTTGTGCAGTATATATGTTTTGCTCTACTAAAGAGTCCTCTACATAAAACATTATTAACTCACCAAGTTCAGCCATGACAGAAATAATCTGAGCAAATGGAGACGCTTCAGTGAATAGAGTGTTCGCACGCTTGTAAACTCTTGCGATATATGTTCGAGCATCGGTCTTGATTTGATCAGCCGATGTTCTTAGTGTGCTTAAAAATTTTAGTTCTGCCATTAGTTATTTATCTTAAATTTACTTTGATTTGGTACTCGTTATTAACAGTAATATCAATAAACGCCATATCTCTAACTTCGCCCTTAATAAACTTAACGCTTACAGTAGTTTTGTACTTTGCTGATAGAGGTACGAAATTGGCCAGTTGGCCCTGTATTTCATTTTTAATTTGAAATTCATTTTGACCTAAACTATATACAATATCTTCTAAGTTACAACCAAATCCTGGAGTACCTAAAACATCTCTCTTTCTTGTGAAAAGAACTGTTTCTATCTGAGCCAGTAACTGTTCAATTTCACTTACGTTTTGAACAACTCCCGTCTGATAATTAGGGTCTCCTATGTATTTTATATAAAAATCCATTTATATATGTATTCTACTTTTTATGAGTGGAACATCCAGTCCACTCCTTCGTCTCCCTTTATCTCCTCAATAATTGACTCTAATTCGGTGTCTCCCATGTCTTTTATTGCGTCGTAGTCGAATTCCACATTACCAGGTAATGCAAACTTAAAAATACCAAGCTTAGCGCCTAGTGATTGCTTAATTTTAGCAGAACAATATCTAAAAAAGATTTCGTCGTCAAATAGTGCACAATCCGGAATGGTTTCGTACACATCAAGTATTAGATCTCCCTTCGGAGTATCTCCCATTATCTTTAACTCTCCAGTCAGTCTAGAGTATTGAAAAGAAATTGGGTTTTCTAAAATCTGTCTAGCCATATCTGCTAAAGACTGATTTAGTACATAATATTCTAATTCTTCTGCAGATTCTGCTGCTCCAGATCCGTCGTACATTCCTCTGAATAACATCTTCTCTACTGAAAAGTCTCCACCACTCTGGAATCTAACGTCTAATCCACCGCCAGTTGAATTCCAACCAGATGCAATATCATGTACTCCAAACACTGAAAATACAGATCCGGATCCATCTACATTTGCGCCAGGTAAATTTAATGTTCTATTCTTTTTAAAATAATCAGTTTGAAATATCGAGTTTGGCACATGATAATAATTTTCTAGTACAGAATCTTCATATTGTTTATAGAACCACTTCTTAGCTCTTGTAATAATATTTAATATTTCTCTCTGTGGTAAATTTACTGGGACCATACATGCTCCAGTTAGCTCATCACCAAGCTCTTGTAAAAATGCGTTTAAACAACCATCGCTGAAACTTCTTCCAACATTTAAGTTATTTTCATTACCGCTTCTAATTTCACTCATTTTATGATTTTATTTTTTTACTTACCACAACTTCAGTATCATCTGAGAATCTAACATGAGGTCCGACCCCACCTTCTCTAAAAATTCCACCTTCCATTTTACCTTTAAAAATACCGTCTCGTCCAAAGACAAAACAGTTTTTTACTACTACACTGCCGTGCACAAAACAAGATTCTATTTTAGAATCTATGATTTCACACCCTTTATATATTTGTGATCTTAATATTTGTGCTCCGTTTACTTTACCACCGTATATTTCACTATTCTCTATGTTACCTGATAGCTCACAATCAATAAACTCAAAACCATCTAGCAAATATGCTGTTTTAAACTTACCGTCTTTAACTTGGACTGTTGAATAGTCTGAATCATAATTAATTATCCCTTCTACCATAGTACCGTTTGATAATAAATCTAATACTTTATGTTTAAATCTATCCCACTGTACATTAATTACCGTAGGATTATCTTGTAAATCTACTAATATATCTATCTTAGGCCAATACTTATTTACGGCGGTATAGTCCCTTAACATTTTCATTAAGGGTTCGTTCTTTCTTAAAATACGTTGTAATTCTATTTTATTAGCAGAATTAAACCTTGGATCTCTACAAGATCTCCAAATTGCTAAGATAAATCTATCCGCTAATGTTAAAATATCTTCTTGTCTCTTTTCGTAATCTTTACCTCCAATATATCTAAACTCTAAATAGTTACTTTGAGCCTTTTCAAAGTTAATACCATAATACTTAGTATTAGCAAAGGTAAAGTTATCCTTATTAATTAAATCAGCATTATAGTAAAAAGCCTCATGTTTAGGCATAATCCATTTAATAGACTTAGCATAGGTAGAATCCTTTCTATTTGGAAAGTACTTATATACACGATCCTCGTCAAACTCAAGTATGAATTTCAACACGTCCATGTGCTGTATCATATTTGGCTCTTCTAAGAAGTCTGGATTAAAAGACATATTAAGGTGGATAGATGCTCGATCAGATGTGTAGCCGTTTTCACGAATCCATCCTAACATTTTAACAATAACTAGCCTAGCGTTTCTATAAGGCATTGGACCTGTTACAAGTTCAATTAGCCCTGCGCCACCTGACATATCAGGTTCCATTTTAAACACTTCTGCGGATGGCACGAAATCTGAATGAGCCTTTTCTTCTAATTGAATCTTTCTACCTAATATTTTAGATACAGACTTTACAGTCTCTTCTAGTTCTAAATTAGAATAAAACTCAAATTCGATGCCCATTTGGCTAGCAGCTAGTACTTCCTGCCTTACTGAATTACTTTTTAACTTTTGCATTAATTAAGAGTATGATATTACTTTTCAATATATATCAAACTCTGTGGCAATAGTTATTGGGGTAGTTTAAGAAACACCTTCATTGAGTCTTCATCAATCCTAGTAATCTGTACTTCGATCTCATCTCCAACTCTATAAGTGTCTAATATATCTCCCGGCAATTCACTAACATGTAGCAATCCTGTTACACCGTCTTCGATGTTTACAAATACTCCATATTCTTTTTTGGTCTTGATTTTAGCCTTAACAATAGATGGTATTGAGTATCTAGTAGATATATTAATCCAAGGATTTACCGAAGTATTTTCTTTTTGAGTTAACGTAATCTTATTGTTAGTAATAATATCTTTTACAAAGAAGTTAATTGGTTCGCCTGGTTTAATATCCCTAGCTTTAAATTTAGCTGCAGTATCTTCATCAAGTTCATTTGTGTGAATCATACCAGTTAAACATTTATTGAATTCAACAAATACTCCGTATTTTGCAGTACCTGTTACTAAGCCATGTTTAGGTTCATCAAGAGTTTCTTTTAATTCATTAATTGAAGTTGGTATTAGTGCTTGTAAATATTTTCTATGTGAAACTACTAACGTACCTCTATCTGGTGAGAAACTTACTGGAACAACATATAATTCTTCTCCAACGATAGAACTAAAGTCTGATAATTTATTAATACCTGCAAGTGATCCTGGCATAAAGCAATCTACGCCTTGTACTTTTACAATATAACCACCATTTTCAATCATGTTATTTACTGTACCGATCCAAGCAGTATTGCCTTCGTCGATCGCAGCTCTAAGATCCATGAATGTTTTATGTTTTACACCACCAGTAATAGTACCAGTTAATGTACCTTTAGTTTCTGTAATTAAAACTGAAGTTTCTTGCCCTGGAAGCATTTGCCTAACCTCATCTGATTCCTTATTAGCTTTAATATAGACTAACTCTCTATATTTAATATCTACCGTGATATATTCTTGGTCCACTGCATAAATGATACCTTCATGAATCTCACCTATAAATAATTGAGGTATGATGTCACATGCATTAGTACCTTCCATGAGATCATATAACTCTTGAGCATAAGACTCGCGAGAGAATACTCTATCTCCGTTTTTGGTTTTAATATGTGGATTTGCTTTTCTCGTTCTTGTTGGGCAGGTTGCCTCGTACGCGTCCCAATCGAATTCTCCATCTGGTAGTAAATAGTCCGGACCGTCATCTTCGATCTTTGTTTCTATTTTTACTTCTTCCTGGTTGTTTGGGTTTTGAACTGTTTGAACTAGTTCTACTGTGTTTGCCTCTGGGGCTGAAGGGTTTATTCTTCGTCTTTTTTTGTCTGACATTTATTTTTTATTTAAAAGGTATTAACATATTATATATCTACTTAACCACGCGTATTATCCATGCGCTTCTCGTCTAGT